ACCTGGGGCTGCCCGGTTGCGACGCTCACGTGGCCCAGATGCTGGAGTACGGGGCACGGTTCCCGCTGGGTGACGTGGAGCACCTGGGAGCCCGGCTCCGGCTCATCGTCCACGCGAAGTCGAGTTAGGAGACCAAGGTGGCTGACAGCGGACGGTGGTTCCGGGTGATCGGGTTCCGTCCCGTGGCCGGACGCCGGAACGGTGAAGAGATCAGCGAAGACGACCTCCGGGAGGCCGGGGCCAACATCACGGCGTTGATCGCGGGTGGTCACATCTGTGAGGTCCGGCCCAAGCCCGCCCGGCGCGCTGCGAAGGCCGACCCGGAGCCGGACGGGGGCGACGAGTGATGAGCACGTTCGCGCTCACGGACGCCGTGATCTGGGCGGGCGGATACGACCTGTCCGGCGACTCCAACTCGGTCACGATCAACTCGGAGGTGGAGGACCTGGAGGTGACCACCTTCGGCTCCAGCTTCCGCTCCCGGATCGGCGGCNTGAAGTCNGTCTCCATGGACGTGTCGGGCTTCTGGCAGGCCGGTACCGGCACCGTGGACCCGGAGCTGTTCTCCGCTCTGGGCGTGCGGAACCGGGTCGTCACGGTCGCGCCGGAGGACGCGGAGGGTGCCACGGCGTACATGTTCCGCGCCGGGATCTTCTCCTACGAGATGTTCGGCGCGGTCGGGGAGGCCACGCCGTTCTCCATCTCCGCTCAGGGCACGGACGGTCAGGGCCTCATCCGGGGCAAGATCGCCAAGGGGAAGGCCACCGTCTCCTCCACCGGACCCACGGGGACCCCGGTGAACCTGGGCGCGGTCGGCGCGGGCCAGTTCCTCTACGCCACGTTCCACGTGTTCAGCGTCGGGACCACGATCACGGTGGACGTGGAGTCGGACGTGGACGGGAGCTTCGGCGGCCCTACGACCGTCGCCACGCTGGGGCCGGTCACGTCGGCCGGAGGAACCTGGGCCGTCCGGGTTCCCGGGCCGATCACGGACACGCACTTCCGCTTCAACGTAGACGCGGTCACGGGGAGCTTCGTGATCGCCGGAGCCATCGGGATCGGGTCATAGGAGGGATGAACGCATGGCCACCTTCGCGTTCACGGACGCGTACGTCAGCATCAACAGCGTGGACCTGTCGGACCACGTCAGGTCCGTCACGATCAACGTGGAGGCTGAAGACCTGGAAGACACTGCCATGGGGAGCACGTTCCGCTCCCGGATCGGCGGCCTGAAGGACTGGAGTCTCGACATCGAATTCAACCAGGACTTCGATTCGTCGGAGGTGGACGACACGATCTGGCCCCTCCTGGGAACGGTCGTGGCGGTGGAGGTCCGGCCCACTTCGTCTTCGGTGTCGGCCACCAACCCGAAGTTCACCGGCAACGTGCTCGTGAGCGAGTACAACCCGCTGGACGGGTCGGTCGGTGACCTGGCGACCACGTCCGTGTCGTGGCCGGGCTCCGGGACGCTCACCCGGGCCACGTCGTAGGGGCCGGTCATGCCGCCGCGTCGCCGTTCGGCCACTCCGATCGATCCCAAGTCGGAGGCGGAACTTCGCGAGATTCAGCGAATCTTGCAGAAGTACGCTCGTCAGCCGGAGTGGGACAAGATCATCCGACGTGAGTTGTCCAAGATCGAAGGTCCGGCGCTGACCAAGGTCCGGGCCAAGATCCGGGGCATCCCGTCCAAGACCCGGAATCGGGGTTCGCGCGGCGGGCGGCAGACCAGCCTACGGTCGGAGATGATCCGGGCCGTCAAGTTCAACGTGGATACCTCACGCCAGTACACCGGGGCGTTCATCTTCCTGGACGCGCGGGCCATGCCGTCCGGCCGGGAGAATCTCCCGGCGTACATGGAGGGCGTCCGGTATTACACGCGATGGCGGCACCCCGTCTTCGGCGACTATGACACATGGGTGACCCAGCGCGGCCACAAGTACTTCTACCGCACGCTCCGGCCGTTCGAGGTGAAGGCGGCCCAGGCGGCGGAAGTGGCCATTCAGCAGATCAGAAAGGATCTTCGAGCATGATCGTCAAGTGGCGGGAACGGCGTGACGACGGCTCCACCGTCGTGCACGAGTTCGATTGGTCAGGCTCCCCCACCACCCAGGAGGGCCGCTGGATTAAGCAGCGGACCGGGTGGACCACCAGGAAGTTCATCGAAGCCCTGGACGAACTGGACCCAGACGCGGTGATCGCGCTCGTCTGCACGCTCGCGGCGCGGCACGGGCGAAAGCTCTCCTGGGACACGCTGGACATCGATCCGGTGTCAGACCTGGAGATCATCCCGACGAAGGATGAGGAAGACCGGATCAAGGAGGCGGCGGCCCAGGAGGTGGAGAGCCGGGGAAAGCCGCTCCCGGCTCCGTCCGTGGACACGGCAGAGCCCGCCGCGAGTGGTGGGACGACGAATGGCCACCTGAGCGCGGCGGCCTTGAAGCCCAGTGCCGTGCCTACGCCGCCAAGTTCTGGAGCCGTTTCGGTCTGACGTATAAGGACATGGCAGACCTGGACGTGGAGACGTTCCTGTTCTTCGTGCGTCAGGCGGACCTGATGGATGAGGAAGATCGCAAAGCGGCGAACAGGGCGGCCCGGAGGTCACGCTAAGCGACGGGGGAGGGGTTATGGTCACGTCCGGAAGGCCGGGTTCCGGCCACCGGGCACCCGTGACCATAACCCCTTTCATCTGCGAAAACGACGAACAGAAGGGTCCGAGGGTAGTTGTACCACAACCACCCCTCAACCCGTCTGCGGGGCTCTCAGGGCCGTCTAGAGGGTGTTCACGCTCCGTATACGACGAGAGAGGTGGAGAGTGGCCGGACGGTACGACTTCCACGCCGATCAGGGCGCGACGTTCGATCGAACGATCACCTGGAAGGATCACACGGGGAGCCCGATCAACGTTTCGGGCTTCAGTGCGCGCATGCAGATCCGGGACCGAATCGGCGGGACCGTGCTCCACGAGTTCGACTCCGGCGACGGGTCGATCGTGCTGGGTGGGTCGTCCGGAACGATCCGGCTGATCGCGTCGGCGACCGACACGGAGGGCTGGACGTGGTCCGAGGGGGTCTACGATCTTGAGTTGACGGACGAAGGCCCTGTCCCCGTAGCCGTGACCCGGCTTCTTCAGGGGCGGTTCCACGTCTCCCCGGAGGTGACCACGTGAGCGGCCCGGACATTGTGGAGATCACGAGCACCGTCGCGGTGACCGAACGGCGGACCGACGTGGTCACGGTCGGCTACACACAGGTAACCGGGGACAGCAGCCACAGCCACGATCCGGCGTCGATCGGCGCGATCCCGGCAAGCACTGTCACAGACAAGGGTGACATCCTCGTTGCCACCGGCCCCGGCGCGGTGACCCGGCTTCCGGCCGGGACCGACGGGGATGTGCTCACGGCTGACTCGTCGCAGACCATCGGCCTGAAGTGGGCGGCCCCGCCGTCCGGCGGTGGCTCCGGCGGCCCCATGGAGCCCGACGTGTACCCGCTCCTGGAGGGGTACGGCTTCGTCGGGGCGAGCTACCGGCCCATGCCGTCCGGTACGTCAGTTCTGAGCAATGGCATCATGCACTTCGCCCGGGTCTGGATTCCGGCCGGGCGTGAGATCGACGGGCTGTGGATCGCCGTCCGGACGGCGGCGGGCAACCACGACGGCACGTCCGGCCCGAACTGCCTGGCGATCTACGACGACTCCGGGAGCCTGATCGATACCACTGTGGACGACGCTTCCCTGTGGACAGGCGCGGGGTGGCGCGGGGACCTGTTGTCCGGCGGCCCGATCCCGGCACAGCAGACCGGCAGGTTCGTCTACGTCTCCGCGATCGCCCGGGGCTTCGGCACCTCCCCCGGCATCTGCTTCCCCACCGGCACCAACGACGGGGACGCGCCGTGGTTCGTCTCCGGGCCGACCGGCGGCAACCGGCGCGCCTTCTACCTGTCCGGTCAGACCGGCGTTCCCGCCTCGTTCGACCCGACCTCCGCCGGGACGGCGACCACGTTCATGCCCCTGTACGGCGTCAGCGGTTCGTAGGAGTCCCCCGTGGCACGCACGCTTGCACTGAACCTTCTTCTGAAGGTCTCCGGCTCCGAGACCCTGGGGCAGGCAGAGAAGAAGATCTCAAAGCTCCAGAACCGTCTTGGCAAGTTCAACGAGGTCGCGAACAAGGTTGGCGTTGCCGCCGGAGTCGCCTTCGGGGCCGGTCTCGTCGGCGCGATGGACGCGAGCAAGGGCCGGGCCAAGCTCCAGGCACAGCTTGGGCTCACGGAGAAGGACTCCGCGAAGATCGGCGCGGTCGCGGGCAAGGTCTTCTCTCAGGGCTTCGGCGAGTCTATGGACGACGTGAACGCCGCGCTTACCGCCGTGGTCCAGAACATGGACGGGATGCGCGACGCGTCGTCCGGGACGCTGGAGCGCATGGCAAAGCAAGCCTTGACCGTCGGTCAGGTCCTTGACGAAGACGTGGGCCGGGTTACGGCAGGTGTGACCAACATTCTCCGGACCGGGCTCGCCAAGAGCGCCGACGAAGCGTTCGACATCATCGTCCGGGGTGCCCAGCTTGGCGGCAACCGCGCGGCCGACCTCCTGGACACCTTCGAGGAATACGCGGTCCAGTTCCAGAACATGGGGCTCTCTGGCAAGCAGGCCATGGGGCTGATCACCCAAGGCCTCCAGGCCGGTGCCCGGAACGCCGACCTCGTTGCGGACACGATCAAGGAATTCTCAATTGAGGCCGTGGCCGGGTCAGACAAGATCCGGAAGGGTCTCAACAGCCTGGGCGTGGACGCGGACAAGGTGATCTCCGACCTCGGAGCCGGTGGCCCGCGCGCTGCGAAAGCGTTCGACNTGGTCCTAGACAAGCTCCGGGCGATCGAAGACCCGGTCAAGCGGAACGCGGTCGCCGTGGAGCTGTTCGGGACCAAGGCCGAAGACATGGGTCAAGCGTTGTACGCGCTGGACCTGGACACGGCGGAAAAGGGCCTGGGAGCGGTCGCCGGGGCAGCGGAGAAGGCCGGGAATGCGCTGACCGAGAGCGCTTCCGCGAAGATCGAAAAGTTCAAGCGGACGCTGGTGACCACGTTCGTGGGCGTGATCGGAAACGAGGTCATTCCCAAGATCGAAGGTCTGATCAACTGGCTTGGCAAGATCGGGGTGACCCCGAAGGGCATCGTGGCGGCCGGGGCGGTGCTCGCCGGGCTCGCCGTGTCGGTCAAGCTGGTGACCGGCGCGCTCGCCCTCTACAGCACGGCCCTGAAGGTCGCGGCGGCCGGGAGCAAGATCGCCGCCGGGGCCATGTGGCTGTTCAACGCGGCGCTCCGGGCTAACCCGATCGGGATCGTGGTCACGGCGCTTACCGCGCTCGTGGCGGCGGTCGTGCTCGCCTACAACAAGTCCGAAACATTCCGCAAAATTGTGCAAGCAGCGTGGCAGGGGATCGTCACGGCCGCCAAGTGGGCGTGGTCGAACGTCTTGAAGCCGGTGTTCGACGGGATCAAGTCCGTGATCACGGGCGTCGTCATCCCCGCCGTGCTGTGGCTGTGGAAGAACGTCTTCCAACCGGCCTGGAAGGGGATCTCCTTCGCGGTCAAGGTGGCGTGGGGGATCATCCGCATCGCGTTCACGGCGCTGGTCTACGGCCTGAAGAAGACGGTCGGCCCGGCCGTGAACTGGCTGTGGAAGAACATCTTCCAACCGGCCTGGAAGGGGATCTCCTTCGCGGTCAAGGTGGCGTGGGGGATCGTGAAGATCATCTTCGCCGCCTGGAAGACTTATCTCCGGAATGTGATCGGCCCGGTCGTGACCTGGCTGTGGAAGAAGATCGTCCAGCCCGCGTTCCAGGGCGTAGGAAAGGTGATCTCCGCCGTCTGGAACACAGTCGTCCGTCCCGCGTTCGACAAGTTCAGGTCCGGCGTGAAGCTGGTGGCGTCCGCCTTCAGGACCGCCGTGTCGAATATCGGCAAGTGGTGGAACAAGATCCGCGACGCGGCGAAGAAGCCCGTGAAGTGGGTGATCGACACTGTCTACACGGGCGGGCTCAAGAAGGTCTGGGACGCGATCGCGGTCAAGGTCGGCGCGCCGAAGCTCCCGGACGCCCCGAAGTTCGCNTCCGGCGGTAAGATCAACGGTCCCGGCGGGACCAAGTCGGACCGCGTCCCAATCCTCGCGTCCCGTGGGGAGTTCGTGGTCAACGCCAAGGCCACCCGGCGCTTCCTTCCGCTGCTGGAGCGGATCAACCGCACCGGCGGGCCGGACGCCATTACCGCCAAGGCCACCGGCTTCATGGGCGACCCCGGCGGTGTGCTCCCGGGCTTCGCGGGCGGCGGCCTGATCGACGGCATCTCGAAGTTCCTGAAGGCGGCCAAGGACTGGTTCACCCAGGGAGCGGTCAAGGCCGCGAAGTGGGTAACCGAACCTCTCTTGTCGCTCGGAGACAAGACGCTCGGGCGAACTGGCTTCGGCCGGATGCTGATGGGGCTTGTGAGGCAGGCGGTCAAGAGCGTCCTAGGGTGGATTGGCGGGAAGGAAGACAAGCTCGGAGGCATGGGCCAGCGCGCGGTGAACGCGGCACGATCCCAAATAGGTGTGCCGTACTCGTGGGGCGGCGGCGGGCCGCACGGTCCGAGCTACGGCTTCGCCCAGGGGGCGGGCATCCGGGGCTTCGACTGCTCTAGCCTCATGCAGTACGCGTGGTACAAGGCGTCCGGGAAGATCATCCCGCGCACCACGTACCAGCAGATGCCCTGGGTCAAGCGAATCTCGCAGCCGCGCCCCGGCGCGCTAGGCTTCCCGCACTCCGGCCACGTGTTCATGTACTCCGGCAACGGCAGGATCGTGGAGGCCCCGTACACCGGTGCCCGCGTCCGCGAGACGGCGGCACGCCGGGTGATGTTCTGGGGCATGCCGCCGTTCGCGTCGGCCGACTCCGGCGTGGCCGTGCTCCGGCCCGGGATGAACATGATCCACAACGGGACCGGCGGCCCCGAACCCCTCGTGGACCCCCGGAAATACGGCGGCAACACCTACCAGATCACGGTCAACGTCGCTCCCGGTGGGGACCTGGCGAAGGCGGGCGCGGAGGTGGTNCGGGCGATCAAGGAATACGAGCGGCGCAACGGCACCACGTGGCGGAAGTGAGGTGACTCGTAAGTGTCACTCCCGGTCTTGAGTGTGGCCGTTGATTTCATGAATAACGGGACGTGGACCGACATCTCGTCGTACCTCCAGCGGGTGGAGATCCGGCGCGGCTCCACCCGAGTGGAGTCGCCGATCATNCGCTACGAGGCGGGGACGTGCGTCCTCACCCTGGACAACTCGGACCGGCGGTTCGACCCGACCAACCTCACCGGGCCGTACACCATCCCCGCCGACACCCCGTCGTCCGGCGTGCAGCAGGCGCGGTGCAACCGGACGCTGCTGTCCGGCCATGGCTACACGGTGGCCGTCCCCTCCACCGACCCGGACACGGCGGAAGCCGTGCTGGTGGCCACGGCCCAGGGGACCGGCGAGGGAACCTCGTTCACGTGCGCGCGGCCGACCGGCGCGACCACCGGAGACATCTTGATCGCCTTCCAGGCCGGGGACTGGGGGTACGCCTCCCAGATGACCACGCCTTCCGGCGGCGGCACGTGGCAGTTGCTCGCGAGCCGGGACAACGGCGCGTATGACCTCCACACGAAGATCTGGTGGAAAGAGATCTCCGGGGCCGAACCTTCGTCCTACACCTTCTTCCAGGGGGACCAGTCCGGCGGCATCGTGTTCATCGCGGCCGTCCGGAACGCGTCCGGCACGACCCCGGTCGCAGACAGCGTGGTCAACAACGGCACGGCGTTCTTCGATACCCCGGCGATCACTCCGACGAGTGCGGCCGACTATGAGTTCCGGTTCGTCGCCGGGTCGTTCCCGGAGGCCTCAGGCACCACGTGGGACTGGACCAACACCAACGGCTACACGGAGCTTCACGACGTTCAAGTGGGCTGGTTCACGTCCGCGTCGCTGGCCTCCAAATCACTCTCAGGGCTCGTTTCGAGCGACGGCGGTACTTTGGTCAAGCCCATGCGTCCCGTGCGCGTACGAGCCATCTGGGACGCTCCTGGGACCTCCCCCAACCTCGTGGACAACCCGTCCGTGGAGACGAACACTACGGGTTGGGCGTCCAACCCGGAGACGACGGTCACGCGCTCGAACGAACAGGCGTACGACGGCTCGTGGTCACTGAAACTGGTGAGGAACGGGAGCAACCTACTCAATGTGCACCTGGTGGAGTGCCAGGGGATCAGCGGGAACGCCGGGACGGCCGGGAAGCACGTCTACGTTTCCGCCATGGTCTACGTCCCGTCCGCCGCGTGGCAGTACTTCAACGGCTTCGCGCTGAACGCGGGCTCCGGCTTCCCGCCGACGTTCACGGCCAATCCGCCGGGGCCGGACCAGTGGTTCCGGATCGAACTCGCGACGATCCTCGAAGCCGACGTGGACGACGTGCAGATTCAGTTCTGGATGGACGGCTCCACTCCCAACGGGACCACGATCGGCTACGTGGACGACGTGCACGTGGAGATCAGCGAGCACGACCTGTTCACCGGCTACGTGGACTCCTGGGACATCGAATGGACCGGGCCTAACAGCTCCGTGGTCACGGTCCCGTGCACGGACGCGTTCAAGATCTTCTCCAACTACGACCGGGTGGGAGGATCGGCCGTGGGTTCCGCCGAGAATTCCGGCGCGCGGATCAACCGGATCTTGAACGGGATTGGGTGGCCTGCCGGGAAGCGGAAGATCGACACCGGGGACGTGGCGCTCCAGTCTACGACGCTGGAGGGCAACGCGCTGGAAGAGATGCAGCTCGTGGCTGACACGGAGGTGGGGGAGCTGTATGTGGACGGCTCCGGTAACGTCGTGTTCCGGCGGCGATCGGCGATTACCACCGACACCCGGTCCACCGACTCCAACGCGCTGTTCGGGGACGGCGGCGGCTCCGAACTTCCCTACCGGGACCTCAAGTTTGTGAACGACGACACCCAGTTTGCCAACCGGGTGATCATCACCAGGGAGGGTTCGTCCACTCCTCAGGTGGCCGACGATCCGGCCTCCCAGCAGGAGTTCCTGGTGAAGACGTTTGAGCGGTCCGGGCTGATCATGCTGGACGACACAGCCGCACTGAACTACGCCCAGTACATCCTGTCCCTGTCGGCACAGCCGGAACTCCGGTTCACGGACTTGGAGATCATGCCCCAGCACGACGAGGAGCGGCTGTTCCCCCAGGTGCTCAACCGGCTGATCGGGGACCGGATCACGGTCCGGCGGCGGCCCCCGGGCGGCGGGGACATGGTGGAGCAGGACTGCTTCATCCGGGGCATCGAACACGAGATCGAACCAGGCCGCTGGGTGACAAGGTGGGTCCTCCAGTCCACGGCGAAGGGCGGCGGCTTCTTCATCATCGGTCACCCCACCCTGGGGCGTCTCGACAACAACCCGTTGGGATTCTGATCATGGCTTTCGGAACGTGGCTTGACGGTACCCAGCTAGGGGCCACGGCGGTCAACACCCAGATCGTCCAGAACCTCCTGATCTATAAGCCGTCCGACGAGTCGGTGACCAACTCCGAGACCATCCAAAACGACAACCACCTGAAGTTCACAGCGGAGCCGGACACCGACTACCTGGTGAAGGCGTTCATCATCGTCAACGGCGCGGACGGCGGCGGAATCGAATTCGGTTGGTACGGCCCGTCCGGGGCCGTCTTCAACTGGTGCTCCAACGCCTTCGGCGACCCGGTGGACACGGGCGACCCGGTGAGCCGCCGCAAGCAGGGAATGACCAACCTGCCCACCTGTGATCTACTTGGGACAGGTACGGACATCTGCATCCCCGCGATGGGTGTGCTCAGGGTGGGGGAGAACGGAGGGACGTTCGGGTTCCGGTGGGCTCAGGGGAACAGCAACGCCACCCGGACCCTGGTCAAGGCTCGCTCCTGTCTGATCGTGACGAAGCTGGTGTGACCCATGGCATTCAAGCGATTCTCGGTGAACGAGGTCTTGACGTCCATGGACGTCAACGCGTACTTCGCACAGCAGCACGTGGCGTACAAGACCGCCAATGAGTCCGTCACCAACTCCACCACGTTCCAGGACGACAACCACCTCGTGGTAACGGTCCGCGCGAACACCGACTACTGGATGGAGATGTTCCTTCTCACGGACGGGGCGACCGCCGCCGACATCAAGTTCGCGGTGATCATCCCCTCCGGCACGCTGCGTTGGATCACGGACGGCCTCAACCTCGGGGCGACCGCGACCACCGGGTCGGCTACCCGGCGCGTGCTGATCGGCGGCTCCCCGATCACCGGGAGCGAAGTGGGGACGGCCGGGTCCGGCTCCACCTCCATCGTCATGCCGCGCGGGCTCATGCGGATTGGGGCGACCGGCGGGAACGTCCGGCTCCAGTGGGCGCAGAACACGAGCAACGCCACGGCGTCCCGGGTGCTGGCCGGGTCGTTCATGCGGGTTCTCCGGGTGAGGACGTGAGCCATGCCGGGTGAGAAGATCTTCGGGGTCAACGAGGTGCTGACGGCCGCCGACATGACCACGTACTTCGTGCAACAAGCGGTGATCGTCAAGACGGCCGACGAGTCGGTCACCTCTTCAACGACCATGCAGAACGACAACGAGCTTCTGGTTCCCGTCGCGGCGAACACCCGGTACTGGGTGGAGTGCTTCCTGATCTACTCCGCGCACCCGAACTTCGACTGCAAGACCGGCTACTCCGGCCCGTCCGGCTCCACCTTCGACTGGTGCGGGGACGGGCTGATCTCCGGCGAGACCACTACGGTGGGGCAGGTGACCAAGTCCCTCCAGGGTCTCGGCTCTACCCCCGGTCACGCCGGAGTCTTGGAGTCCGGGAGCCCTATCGACATGGTGGCGATGCATAAGGGCGTGCTGACCACGGGAGGGAACGCCGGGACACTCACCCTCCGATGGGCGCAACTCTCCAGCGGAGCCACCCCGACGATCGTACGGGCCGGGTCAGTGCTGATCGTTACGAGGGTGAGCTGATGGATTGGATCAACCTCCCGATAGCCCAAGGCGGATTCGCCGTGATCGTCTTCGGGGTCATGGTCTCCGTGATCTCCGGGCGTCTCGTCCCGCGTTCCTGGGTGGACGAGATCCGTAAAGGCGATCAGTTGACGATTGAGCGTCAACAGGAAGAGATCCGAGAGTGGCGGACGGCATTCATCACAGCGGAGAAGGCGAACCGGGAGCTGCACTCCCACATCTCGGAGCTGACCGAGACCGCGCGGGTGACCAGGGACCTGATCAAGGCCGTCGCCGGNAAGGGCGCGGAAACATGATGCGGTTNCTCCTGTCGTTCTGGGGAACGCCCTGTCAGCCCACCGTGGACGCGGCCGGGCTGGAGGCGGCGCGCAGATGCCGGGAGCGAGCGGAGAGCTGGCTGGAGGAAGTGCGCTCCCGGACCGACGAGGTGGCCGGGCTCGCCGAAGACCTCCGTACCATCCGGAGAGAGAACCACCTCTACGAGATCGTCAAGAAGATGATCTCGGAACGGGAGGGAGGCCACGGTGGCAATCGAGAGTAGGGCGGCGTGGGGAGCGCGCAAGCCACGCTCCGTCTCCTACGTGAGCAAGACCAAGGGGGTCAAGGCGCACTACACGGGCGGCCACGTCAACCCCGCCACCCTCACCGATCACGCCAAGTGCCGGGCGGCGATCCGGGGAATCCAGAACGGCCACATGGACGGCAACGGGTGGGCGGACATCGCGTACTCCATGTGGGTCTGCAACCACACCGCCGGGATGGGGCGCGGTCCCGGCGTGCTCACGGCCGCCAACGGCCCCGGGCTGAACGCGGACCACTATTCGATCTTGTTCCTCGTGGGCACGTCCGGCGTGACGGAGCCCACCGACAATATGAAGCGCCACTTCCACGAGGCTCGGGACTACCTCCGCTCGAAGGGCGGGGCCGGAGCCGAGATCAAGGGCCACCGGGACGGCTACGCCACGTCGTGCCCCGGCGAGCCCATCTACAAGTGGATCAAGGCGGGGGCCAAGCTCCCGGCCACGCCGAAGCCCGGCCCCCAACCGGCTCCGAAGGAGGACGACGAGATGAAGTACGGCTCCCTGGGATACAACGGCGACCCGGTGGACGTTCCGGCGGGCGAGTGGTGGCGGGTGCCGCTGGACACCGAATATGCCGACCCCTACGGCGACCACTCCGGCAAGAACCAGACCTTCCTGGTGGGCTCCGCGTACTTCTGCATGGAGGGTGCGGTCACCTTGACCGGCGTCCCGGCCGGGACGAAGGTGGAGATCATGGCAGCGGAGTACGAGTATGACTCCAGCGTGACCCCGGCGGTCGATCGGCTCGTGGAGAAGGGTGANCCCACGGTGGCCCGGATCGAAGAAGACGGCACCCTTCACCACGCGGCGGTCGGCCACTGCAACAAGAACCACAAGCTGTGCCTGGTGGTTCGCACCCCCGTACCGGCGAAGCTCACCCGGGCTCGCGTCCGGTATCTCGCTCAGAAGTAAAGGAGACCCCCATGAAGGACAGGTGGGAGGCGTTCGTCCGCGCCGTGCGGACCCTGGTCCAGGGTGCCGGTGCGGCGGCGGCCGTGGCCGCGTGGGAGGCGGTGAGCGCGGCATGGTCGGGAGGGACGTACAACGCCCGCGTGCTCGCGATCGCGGCGGCGACGGCGGCGGTTAGCGCCGTGATCACCTACGTCTACAACCTGGTGGCCCCGCACGTCGGGGAGACCGGGTCGGCGAGCGCGGAAGCCCTCGTCCGCGCGGGCCGTACGCTGGTCCAGACCCTCGTCGGCGTGGCGGCGGTCGCGCTGTGGGAGGCGGTGAGCGCGGCGTGGGCCGGGGGCGTGCACAACCCCCGTGACCTGATCGTCGCCGGGGCGACGGCGGCGGGCGCGTCAGTGCTCGCCTACCTTCACAACCTCATCGGAAGCCGTCCCAGGACGGACAGGTAAAAATAGGACAAAAGTCCCTCCCTTGTCCTTGCCATCCCGGCAAGGACATGCGACGATCAGGGTATGAATAGAGTGACCACTAACTTCGAGTTCGCTGATCGTGTCGGCTGTGACTTCACCACGGCTTCGAGGCTACGGAATGGTCAGCGTCTCCCCTCGCGGGACATGTTGTCGCGGATCATCAAGGCGTTCNACCTTGACCCCGCCGAAGCCTTGACCGCGAGTGAGAACCCCGCCACCTTTTCCGCCTACCTCCGGGAGCACGTGTTCACAGCGCCGGAGGGAGGCGAAGGGAAGGGGGATGAGTCACCCGCCGAACCCTGATCGACGCCCGCGAGCGAGCCCCGGACTACCGCCACGGTCCGGGGCTCTTTTCNTGTCCAGTTCTTGACAGGAACGCAAGACCATGGGAGTGTAAAGGGACACGAAACGGAAGGGAGGTGGGTAAATCGTGGCAGGGTTCGGCGAACGGTTCCGGTCACAGGCGGCATGCCGGACCTCCCGGCTGACGCCTGAGGATTTCGTGGGTCCGGACCGGCTGGAGCGGAGGTACGAGCGCGAATCCCGGAT